ACCAATGTAAAACCAGCTCTCTCGGTTGACACTGTTAAATCTGCTGCAGAACCCTGTATGTTGTGTGAGTTTCTCCCGATAGTTAAATTATTAGAATCAAACGTACCTGCATAATCTATAAAACTTATTTCATCACCGATTGTTGCTGATGATGGTAACGTCGCTGTGAAAGCTGCTGATGTTGTATTACAGAAATATCCTTCACCTGCTACTGCAGTGAAGCCAGAAGTTTTTACTGCTTGCCATGATGTACCACCAGATACTTCAGCAAAAGATAATTGACCAACACCTGTTGTGCCTGATCCTGTTACTGATGAAACTTTTAAAAATCTGTCTGCTGTTACGTTGCCAGTGGGAAAGATAAGGGTGTAGCTTTGCGAAGAACTATGCGCGGGGGACCTCAGCTTAATTCCGTGGGAGTTCTGCTCGCAGTTAAGCTGTATCTCACCTGGATTATCTGCCCCTAAAACTTCTATGTTACCTGTTCCTTTTGGTCTTAATCTTAGGTTAAGATTTGAATCACCTCCGACTGCACCAATTTGTGCACCGCCACCTGTTGCAGCGTTTGTAATATCAATGTGGTTTACTGCAGATGATGTTGTTTCAAAAATTAATTGTTCATTTCCATTTTCATCTCTAATACCGTGAGCATCATCAAAATCTATCATGAAAGAGTTAGTATCTAAATTACCACCTAGTTGAGGTGATGTATCATCTACAACATCTCCACCTGTTTGAATTTCAATCATGTTTGGATTTGTTGTATCTGGATTACCAGAAGCAAAAATTATTTTAGTTGTTTTTGTTGTAGCGGAATAAGTAAAGCTATCACCCGTTCCTGTAGCATATTTAAATTGTACCGTGTATGCGCCTGATGTTGAATTTTTTAAAATATAAAAGTTTTGAACGTCGTTTGGAATTGTAACAATTTGATTACCAGTAATTGACCCTGTAAACTCAATCATTCTGTGTGCAAGTTCTGCACCAGTTGATCCATCACTAACTGCAAGAGCAGTTGTTTGTGCTCCACCAGCTATAGATTTTTGAATAAATCCACCAGATATTTGTTCAATAATATCTAAGTTAGTATTAGTCTTTGTTCCCCATGTACCGGCATTTTCGCCAGTAGCCATTTTTTCTATACCCAGAGGTGTAAATGTTGATGCCATATTAAGCTGCTTCTCCTGTTACATCGTTATAGCTGGTATTTGATCCAGTTGCAACATCTGAATACGATGTATTCGAACCTGTTGAAATATCACTATACGACGTGTTTGAACCGGTGTCAATATCTGCGTAAGCTTTAACATTTACTGTTCCTATTCTTACTGCAGTCGATTGTCCAGTTAATCCCATAACCTGGTCTTTTGGATCTATGCTTCCTACAGAGGACGTAGCAGAAACGCCTGTTAATCCCATAACATCTGCGGGTGCTAAAGCACCTATTGCAGCTGTAGCGGCTTGACCCGTTAATGTTACAGCTACAGAACCTGTTCCTAATATCGTGCCTAAACCAAAGTCTGCTTCCACACCTGTTAAAGTTACATCTTCATTTGGTACAACAACAGATCCTAATGAAGTTGTTATTGAAAAACCAGAAGGGAAAACAGCTGTTCCAACAAAAGCTATAGGTGTTCCTAATGTAGAAGTTATTGATTGTCCTGTTAGAGTTACATCCTCATTTGGTGCAACTGCTGATCCTTGAGAAACAGTAACTTCTTGTCCCGTTAACCCTACAAATTGATCTGCAGGATCTACTACACCAATCGCTGAAGTGATAGATCGACCAGTTATTGTTGGTGTTACAGAAACATCAACAGATGCTGTTCCTTGAGAAGACGTAATTGAGATGCCAGTAACTGAAACTGTTTTAGGTATTACAGGTGAAATGGAACCAACTGATGCTGTAGAAGAATTTCCTGATAATGTAATATCAGCAGTTCCTGTTAATGTTAAAGAGCCAACACTAAAAGTTGCAGATAGTCCTGTTAATGTAATTGTTTCGTCAGCGAGTTGTCCCCAACCACTATCGCCCCATGCTTTTGCACCCCAACCGGTTGCAAGTAAAGCATCTTCATTCCAATATGCTTGGCCCCAGGTGAATCTACCCCATCCTGATTGAACCGACATCTTGGTCCTCCTATGCTAATCTGATGATAGCGTTTGATGCGTCTGCTGCTGGAAACTGAATTGTAAAAGTTCCGTTGGTTGCTGTTTTATCAGAACCAAAAGCTATAGCTGCCACTGCCGCGTTTGTTGCAGATGAGTTGTAAATTAATGCACCGTTAGCTGTAAAAGTAGCTGATGAAAAACTTACATCTGCAAAATCACAAACTGCAGTTGTACTATCAGCAACTGGAGTTACGCTTGTTAACGTAGCACCACCAGAAGTGTAAGCAGTTCCAGATGTGTTTGTAATTTCTTCAGAAGTTGTAAAAGCTGTAGTTCCTGCTCCAAGAGTTGCGTCGCTATCATACAAAGCAATTTTAAAAGTGTTACCAGTCGTCGCTGTAAAATCGTGTGTGCCTTTTAAAAGTTCTACTTTAAAACTTGTACAAATTGCCGATGTTATTGCCATATCTTATCTCCTAAGGGTTCGTTGATGGTATTGTTAATCTGACAGCGCCGTCGGTGTAATCGTCTCGTCTTCTTCTGCCAATTTGTTCAACACCAAACTTATCTACTTCCTGTTTATACTTTTGCTCGTATAATGTCAACATATCTGCTGGGCCTTTCAAGAAAGCATATGTCTCTGCTAAACAGCAGTATAATAGGCCGTTTGGAAAGTTTAAGCTGATATAGTTAGTAGTATTATCTGAGGCTAAAGTAGCTGGCATCTTGTTATAATGCACTCTAAATTTATAATTTGTATTAGGTGTAGGGGCTAAAAAAATACGTCCAGAATTAGTGTCTGCATCTCCTGTAGCGTTACCAAACATGGCATAATACTTTGGTCTACCCTGTGCTGCAGAGGTTCCTGTGATAGGTTGATACTCTTGAAGGTATGTTACATCCTTCTTTTCTAACCAAACATTACTACCTGTTAAAACAGCGCTTGAATCATAAACTTGTATACCTCTAATAAACAAAGCTCCTCCTGGAGCGTTTATGGTTTCTTGTCCTGGCACTAAATTACCAGATTGTTGTCTTCTATCTGAATCAATAGGAACATCACGCATAATTCTGTATTGCGAATTTAAAATAATATTTTCTAAAATATCTGTTGTTAATACGTTAGAGTCTACTTCTGTGTAGTTTCTAATTTGTGTAACTAATGTGTCGTAAGATATTCCTGCCATTATGGTGTTAATGTTACCGGCCCTGCCGTTACAAACATTCCTCCTGCTCTTTCCGTTACATTAGGAGTTGATCCTAATACAAACGTATAATTATTTGTTCCTGTAACTGTTATACTAAATCCTGAAGAATTTTCAAATGCTGTAAATGCTACGCCTCCAGGTGATCCATCAACGTTTCTAAAGACAACCGTATCTGAATTTGATCTACCATGACTAGGCTCTGTCACCGTAATTGTAGTGCTACCTGATGTAATATTAAATGGATTACCAGGTAATAAACGATCTGTAGCTGGTTCTGTTCTAGCAGGTTTTGCATTTTGTAAACCTTGAGGATCTGCTCCATGTGCTCTTGGTTCTAATTGTGGCTGTTTAGGTTCAAACTCAGATATATGCACTCTAGAACCGTTCCATTCTTGAACCATTTCTTTATATGGAAACTCCATTCCTGATCTGTCAGATATAAATTTAGCGTATTTACCTTTTGCAAAATTAGACATTTGGATAATAAGTTTTAGGGGTTATGTAAGAACTTGATGATGAACCATCTTCAGCTAAAGCTCTTTGTAATTCATCTTCATAATACAGTTTCATTTGTTGTGATAATTCAGGTTTAAATTTTTGCGCTAAATAAAAAGCTAATCCAGATACCATACAAGGTACAAATCTATATGGCACATCTGTAGCGTTAGTATAATCACCTATATCTTGTATTCTTTTAACAAAATAAAAATTAATTGTATTACCAGCTTCTGATGATCCTGGTGTTAAATACAAAGTGATTGTAACTTTATCTATAAATCTTTGAACATAGTATTGAGAAGGTGTTCCTGTAGAAGTTTTATTAGAAAGACCTTGATATGTTGATCTGTTAATTTTTGTAAGTGGTGTGTCCACGTTTGATGAATTTCTATACACAGCCTCTAATACATCGTCTACACCATACACAGCGGTGGCATCTGAAGTGCCATCACCTGTTGATCTAAACATAGTATAAACTGCTTGATCAGCAACAAGTGTAATTGAATTATTTCCTATCTGCCAATAGTGAAGTCCTCTATTGCCCCACTCTTGAAAAAGAATATTAAGAGATCTTCTTGCTTGGCGTAACTGATTACCAGAAACACTTTGCAAACCAATTCTTTCATATGCTTCTTCGATTATCTCGTCGATAGCGAAATTTTTATCAAATATTACTGTGCCCGAAGTAGTGTTAGCCATCTAACCTCCTACTTGTCTATCAAAAACGTCGCTGCTGCAATGTTTGTAATAGTAGAAACTTTCATTCCACCTGGGAAAAGTACACCATCTTCTGGAATGTTAAACGCGAAAACATCTCCTGTTGGACAATCTCCTTGGAATAAAGTTGTACTATCAGTGTTGTCTTGTAAGACTATAGTCCCGGCTCCTCCGCCATCAGAAGCAAGAATAAGTCCTCTTAATCTTGTTCTTCCTGCAAAGACTGCGCCAGTTGCTGTAACTCTTATCGCTTTTACATCTGACTTCATATTTTATCTCCTTATTGGTGTGGGTGAGTATCAAGATCAAAAAGTCTCGAAGTTTCTCACCCACATAATTATTAACTTACTGCTGCACTAAATGGTGTAGCTGCATCACCAGTACCACCAGTGTTGACTTGTACGCCCCATCTGTTTGCACCGATTGCTTTGCAAGTTATGATTGTTCCAGCTAGTCCG